AGCGATTATTTTTTCGCTCGTTAGGATATCTTCCATGAGCTTATTCTTATAATCGAAAAACTCCTTTAATTGCATTACAGCCACCTCTTTCTTCCATCAGTAGATGTATCGTCCGTATTAGTTATTACAGGCTTCGGGAAATATTTATAGTAATCAGCTATACGTAATTCATAATTGTCATCACCAGTACCAGTTACTTCCTGTAAGACAAATTTTACGCAACCTTCATCGCCGTATGAATGACCTAATTTTATTGGTTTAGTTAAAATATAACAAAGTGGTTTTGGTGAACCAGGCTCGTCAACAACCAATCTTGTTTCTCTATTAAGCTTGATTGTATCTTCGTTTTTAGCCATTGTGATGGCTATACGGGAGTCACCTCTAGTGACCACATAGTGACGATCTTCTAGCTCACCGGTTAAGTCCTTATTATTTAAGCAGATTGTGCAAATTTCCAGACATATCCGCCTGTTGTTTTTCTTTTATTGTGGCAACACTGCGATATATGACTATGATTAATATTCAATTCAGTTTCTGCATCCCGTGCAGATTTAAAACTTCTTATAAATACACCGTCAATAGTATACATATCTATGGCTTTACTATTGCCATCGCCTATCTTTCTTTTGTGTTCATCCGAAAATTTTCTACCCTTTAAACCCTTAGACCTGCGTCTTAGAGTTTCATCAGAAAGATTTTCTTTTAATCTGGCGAACGACAATTTCTTCCTAGTTTCTTCTGATGGATGATAGTTAGGAGTACCATCTCCTCCAGATGTCATGTTGTATCCATATTTTCTATTTTGAGTTCTCCACATTCTTATATATAATACTTCAAGATTCTTTGCGTCAGATTCTGTCAATCCTTCGTGTAAAATAATATGACTAAATCCATCCCATCCATATTTATTGACAGCGCTATAGAAATATGAATTTTCATGATACCCTCTACCTTCTCTCCATCTATGTTCCGGCTTTGGCTTCGATGTTACACCGACATATCTTTTCCCATTAGTCTTATTAACATGGACATATACACGCCATTTTCTTTCCTCTATATAAATCACACCATTCATTCATTTATTTATTTTGCACAACCGAAGGGTCGCTACACCCTCTTGATGTTTAACGTCCTCTCGCTTTCACGAGAGAGTAGACCATATCTTCATCCTTTCGGATGCTCACCGCTTCGGATAGCCAATAACTTGCCACCCTACGAGCTACGCTCTGGTCGTTGAGCCTTTCCCTATTCGGGACTTGGTTGCTGATTTTCCATTAAAATAAGCCTGCCTTTCGGCAGACTTGAAAGCGTTTAGGATTTAACCATGCGCCATCTATTTATTTCTTTCTTCTTTCAAAACATTCGCACTTAGGCGTATTTCATCCTTATGCTGTAGTATAAATAGCTTTAGGAGTTTCCAGCAATTCGATGAGTATTTATCATGCAGCTTTCGCTACACGGAAACTACTTCTTAATTTCGTACCGTCTTCCACAATACACCACTGCTCATGTATAACGGCATCTTCCGACACCCACCTCAGAAGATAGTTACACTGTTGCAATTTTGCTCTTGTGTACAACGTAGTATTATAATCTTTCTCAACCACTAACCAATATTGATCCATCCAATGTACTAGGCTTCCATGCTTAATCGTTTCACCAGGCATTGATAAAATTTTCTTTTCATCAAGATTATCAGAATTAATTATCGCAACAGTTTGCATAACACCATCAATATCTGCTTCTGTATATGATAAGTTGTCAGGCAAAAACTTTTCTATATTATGAATTTCCCTAGTCTTAAATGCGTTTCGTTTGTTTCCGCCACGAGCTTCTATTCTACTTAAGTAAGTTTCCCAATCACTCAGTTGCCTCACCGCCATTCGTATAGTGAGCCGCAAACCTGTTACAGATTGAAATAGCTTTAAATACTTCCCGCTTGACCTGCTTGATTGTAAGCTCTTGTACATGAGAATTCAGATGTTCCAATATACTGACGAGACTTAAGAACGATGGGTCGTTATTTAATTGAGCAATAACATCACCGCAACCAAGCAGCTCACACTGTAAACTTTCTATATATGTCGGTAAAGATTCCTCGCCCTTTTCTCGCATCGGGAGTATCTTAAAAAATTGATTTACGAGATTCTTGAAATAGTTGGTAACCATTTCTTCGTTAACGAGAACACCGACAGTAGTTTCAACCATCATATATGTAAATCCGTGAGGTCGCCATGATTATAGCTATACTCACGTATCATCTGTATATAATCTTTTTGAGCTTTCGAATAAGCGTTCCCGACACGCAATAAAAGCTCTGCAGGAGAGTACATAGTATAATCTCTGGTATTCATAACATTTTCTAGTAACTCCTGTTTATAAACGTACGGCTTAAGCCATTGAACAACCATTCCCTCTGATACAATATCTACGATTTCATCTAATATCTCATCATCGATATCAACATCGAACCGCTCTGCAGAATCATCTGCAGTTGTAGTAAAATCATAACCACAAACCTTTTTAAATGTAGACAATGATAATGTACGTTTCATAAGGTCAACAGTTATTTCATACCTTCTATCTATATCAGCTAAATCGTAATCTGTTATCTTAGAGAGAAATGCACCAATAAAAGAATCATAAGGAACGCCCATCTATAGCCCCCTTATCTTTCTATAAGCTCTGTGCCAAGAGCCTCTTCAAGTGTTGCGATAACTCTTCTTGAATCGATTTCACCATCCATTACAAGCTGCCTTGCTCTCAAAGAAAGTGACGCCTTTTGCCCAGCAGACATTCCGCTAATAATATTTTTAATCTCTTCAGGACTCTTATCGAATACTTTATCGAAATCTTCAATCTTAATTGCGTTCTTATAATATCTAGAAAGACCAAGATACGGTACTACCCAAGCACTTTCTTTTGTGAACATAAACCAATTATTCTCGAAGAAACCTTTTGCTGAACTCTTCGCATTTCTAAGCTCACGGAGTTCCATTTCCTGTTCATCCCCAAATCTGCTCCATTCGTATTTCTCATGAGTTCTTGGACTGATATATACTAAATGTCCATGAAAACCATTTGTTACAGTTACTACTGAATTAGGGTCGATATCTTTTGGGACAATAGGTTTCTCTTCAATAATAGTTTGTACAGAGTTATCGACCTGATTATCTACTTGTGTTGTATCACTTGTTGTTTTTCTTCTACCAGCCATAAATCTCCTTTCATTCAAAATGGCTGTCGCAGTCAAGGCGACAGCCACAATTCAATAAATTATGTAGTCTTATAAATACCAATACCAGTATTCTTGTTGCCAGCGAGGACGAGGGCAGTTCCCCATTTAACGCCGTACAGATACTCTTGTGTGAAATCCATATTAGTCATCGGGTCGCCCATAAGGACAATCGGATCACCTTCGTAAACACTATTTGTTAAGCTAATTGATTGATTGTTGTAAGATTTCTTCTATGTTTTTACCAGCCTTTATTTTCTTGTGCAGAGATTTATAATTAATACCATACTCCCTAGCACATTCTGAAAGTGTCATAATTTTACCGAATACATTGTATTCAACATTACTTCTTATATTATTGCATTGGGTTACTCTATCAACCCATCTACAATTTTCAGGATAATACCCATCATTATTATTAATTCTATCTATCGACAGAGAATCAGTATATCCATTTTGTAATGCCCATGTTTTAAATACTTGATAATCATTTAACCATTCGTCACAAATAAATATACCTCGTCCGCCGTAATCGTTATAATTACTAGCATTGTTATTATAACAACGCTTTTTCATACCATTCCAAATATTGTATGGTCTTGTCCCAGTACATCCGTGTGTGCTAAAATTATTTTTTGCAATTTTCTTCTGTATTTCTCTATGTTCGCATCCACACGAAGTTGAACGTCCACTTGTAAGAGAATTTCTGATTACATTCTTTCTAGTTCCACAATCACATATACAGTCCCATGTGGTAAATCTATTACCGCTGCCTGTTATATGGTCTTCTCCTCTTTTTATGACTGTCCATTTGCCGAACCTAAGATCTGTCAAATCTTCAAATTTTGGCAATTATATTCCTTTCACTCACTCAATCAATCAATACGGTTCGCTACACCGTGCTAGTATTTCTACTTCTATATGTTTCCATATAGTACAGACTATATCTTCATCCATTATATCGGATGCCCACCACTTCGACCACGCTTGCGGCCTACTCTTAAATAAGATAGTCGTTGAGCCTTCTCCTGTTCGGAGCTTGGTTGCTGATTATCCGTTAAAATAGCACTTAGGATTTAACCATATGCCATCTCATAGATTTTTTCTGCTTTCGCAACATTCACACTTACATATATTTCATTGTTATGTTGTAGTTCTATGAGCTTTGGGAGATCCCAGCAATTCAATGGGTTATTATTCAAACACGTTACCGTGTAAGCAGTCTATTTACGCGACACAATTATGCCGCCCTAAACTTAATCGGTTTGTCATCACCAGCTACGATAGTAAGTACATTGTCATCAAACACAAATGCCTTGTGACCATTAGCATCAAGCTCGTTCACCTTATGACGCTGCGGGATAGCGAAGCACGGTGTGCCATAGAATGTACCATAGTAACCATAACTATGAAGCTCGCCCTTTGCCGTCTCGGACTGAACGGACTCTTTGAGCTGTCTGAGAGCCTTCTTAGTACCGATGATAGTAGCTGTCTTTCCATCAGCAGCTGCCTCTACATGAGCAATAATATCAAGCAGAGTATCCTCGTTATACGTACCAGCAGACGGATAGAACGAGATGCCACCAATTTCCTGTGCGGTTACGCCAGACCAAAGTTTATAAATGTCCTCAGCAATCTTCTTTCTGAAAGATTCAGCAACAACATCAATAAGATGATTAAAATCAACACGACCAGCAAGGACTCTATTTAGCTCTTCGTAAATACGAACCATATGCATGGATGTATTGATAGCTTTTTCTTCCCTGCCACCGATTCTCTGTCTACGAATAGCCTGAGTACCATCAGCAACTTCATCAACTTCGAACAGAATATCGTCTTCAATAACGAACAGATTCTGGTCGCCTTCTGCGACATTTCTATAATCAACAAGCGCATTGAAGAATTCATCACCCTGAATACCTTCAACAACAGTAGCATTGAGAATCTCTTCTACAATAGTGAAAAGACCCTGGCACTTGCCATCACGAATAGCCTTATAGTCAAGCTTTGTAGAACCATTATTAGCCTCAATAAGAGCTTCCTTAAGAGCTTCCTGAGACTGCTTTACGGAATACTTCTCGACATTTCCTCTGTAACCATCAATGCCGAGCTTTACAATATCTTTATAATCAGCCATTATTATTTACCACCTTTCTATAGATTAAGCTACTTCAATTGCGTAGTATGTATAACGACCAACTACGTTAACATCAATAATTGTTCCAATAACAGTGGAGCCGTTTGTAGCTGAATCGACTACCTTTGCCTTTGTGTCACCCTGAAGCTCAACGATCTTACCCTTAGCAGGTGTGCCGTCAAGAGCATCAGCAGTTACAGAGAAAATATCATTGGAATGCAGGCGATAGCCCCTAGCAGCTTTGCCAGCAACGTTAATAAACTCATCAAGATTCTTCTTACGCTCATCATACATTACTTCAGGAGAAGCAATAAGGACGACCTCTGTAAGAGCAGAGCTCGCTGTCGGCTCGACACCAACATAAATTTCACGAGCGCCATCCTCAAGACCAGCGAGAAGAACGAAATTACCATTTTCAATCTCAGTCGCTACATTCTCATTAGAAGTAGAATCTACCGGCTGATAACGAACAGATACGAGTCTAGCTCTATCATCAGTTCCAGTTAACTTGTCTGTTCTGACTACAGCATATGCCATAATGTTTATCCTCCTATAAAAGTATTACTCATCTAGTCCAAGATATTTCTCAACTATTCCGCCATACGGAATCTTGGACATATCAGTTTTCTCAACTTTAAATTTCGGTGTATGCTCATTAAGATTAAACTTAGCAGGTACACCATTCCTACCACGAATTGCAAAGAGCTTCTCCTCAAGTGTATCAAAGTCATACTGAGAATTGTCTTCACGCAGAGATTCAAACGCATCAATACCAACAAGGTCTTCGAATTTTGCGAAAAGCTCTTCACGTTTACTATTCTCGATTGCTGTCTCAACATCGAGCTTGTACTGTCTAAGTTCTGAAAGTTCTTTATCTAAAGACGCAATCGTTTCGGAGGCAGTATTGTATTTCGCTTCCCAACCGATATTCTCTTTGATAGTCCGCTCCATAGACGCAAACATCTGCGCTACTGGAGATTCCTGCTCACCTTCGAAATCCGTAATTGCAAACTTCTTTCTCTTCTTTGATTCATAATCTATGGACAGAGCATCACCGTTAACAGAATACTCAAAACCATAAAGCAACCAATCCTCAGTATCGAAGCAGTATACTTCATGATTTTCGAAGTCAGCGTCTACATAACAATACTTACAAGACGTACCCCATTCTCTTTCTACTTTATTTTCAGAAAGAGCACGCTGAAGTTCTTCCATAGTGTTAGAAGCGAGATTGAAAGACTCGTCATTTTCCTCTTCTGCTATAGAGTCCACTTCGACTTCTTCTTCAACATCCTGAACTTTATTGGTCATAGCTTGAAACTTCTCAGTAAGTTCATCTATAGTAAACTCATTAATATCAAAGTCGAGAGAATCTACATCAATATCATATTCGGCAGCGAGTTCAAGTTTCTCGTTCAATACCTCGTTTCCTCCTTCCATCGAATATTTTTGTGGGTGTGTATTGTCAACATCATTAGATGTAGTGACCTGTGTAATTGTTTCCTTAAGCTCATGCATCATCTCAGAGAACTTCAACTGGAAATCATTCTCTGTATTAACTATAGAGAATGAGAGTGCGCTCGACTCAAAGCAAGGTTCAACTCCTATAAGACAAAACGCTGTGAACTCAAAATCATATATATAGAAAATACCATCTTTGAGTTCTCCATCTTTGATAGTTATCTCCATAGAATGAGCTGTTATGTTATCTCGCTTTATCTTTGCATAAGCTTCTTGTCTTTTCCAAATAAGTACCTCTGTGAACAAGTATTCGTGTAAAGTACCATCGTCTTCTTCTACGACATCCCACCAGTATTTTGACTGTGACGGTACTGTTCCCACAGGAGTCGTAACATTTACAATTCTTATCGAACCGTCATTGTCCCTGAATACTTCTGTGTCATGTCCACCGATCGAATCAGTCTCTCTGTTGTAATTACATACAACAGGGCAGTTATACATCGTCTTAGCACATCTATTGAATGTTTCTTTGGATATAAAACTCTTGTTCCTATTAAGGTCTTTGTATGCTATACGTAATACTGCTTTGTCGAAAGACGAATTAATTTCACACAAGTCGGTAAGAGATGATGCGAATGTAAGATTTAAAACCTTATTTGTTTCCATCTCTACCCTCACAAATAAAGCCTCGGAATAACCGAGACTGGATACAATTCAACTGTTTCTATAATTAAAAAGTAAGAGAGTCTGATAAATAATAATCAATATTGTCAAGACCGAACTTACTATATAACGAGTAATCATAAGCAAAGATGTAAATATTATTTTCTTCATCCTGCTTAAGCAATGTAAACCCGTTTATTTCTAAAACATTTTTATCTTCCTGAGAGAAGACATAAATCAATTTTCCTTTCATTCATACACCTCATGCACTCTCTTGATTTTTCTCTGTATTATCCGCTGTATCTTCAAGTTCTTTGCGTGGTGCGCCAGCTCCATTACCAGAGCCTTCATTTTCTGCTGATATTTCATTTGAATTCAACTGAGTAGAACTAATAATAGGTCTAAACATATCCTGTAGCTGTAATACATGACCTTCTAAAAAACTCATGCTGTCAAGTTCTGCCTGACCAATACCTTGCGAAGCAGCGTAAGCAGATATTGTAGGCAGACCATATGAAGCGGCCTTAAGATACGAGTCACCAACTTCTTTATAGTTGTATTGACTTACATTTAAAAACTCTACTCTAAAATTCTTTCCATATGATTGAGCCTGAATAAATCTATTTATAGCGTCACCAATACTCTTAACTATGCCATAAGTTATTGCCTGGTCTGCTTTGATAGAAAGCAGAAGAGCATTAGCACTCGCCCTTGCATTATTAAATAAGAGAGACGATATACCAGCAGCAGTAAATAAGCTTTCTTCTGCATCAGCTACTGTATTCGTATCACCAGTGTTCGATTTCTCAAAACTGATTTTATCAATATCCATTGGCGTAAGAATAGAACCAACTTCTTCTGGAAGAACAGAATCAAGGTTTTGCCAAAACTCTCTTGCTTTTGGCAAATCAATTCCCCAGTTTCCCTCATCATCCATTGGAAGTTTCATACTAATCATCGCATAGTTTTCAAGAGCTTCCTTACTCATCTTAAGCTGTTTATAATCTTCGATATCATATATCTCTCTTAAGATTCCTGCAAACGGAGGAAGAGCATAATCCAGAATATCGGAATTGCATTTGATCGCAAAAGAATTCGGAGCATCAAGTTCAATCCACGGTTGAGTTCTATCTTTCTTGAATAGATTATATTTAACCTTGAATTCTGGCGGATAGTAATCCAGCATATCTTCTCTTGCAGAGAAGTATGAGAAATTAAAAGTTACATTCGGCACATTACCCTCAACAGATGATATAGCGCAATAATCACTAGGTAAATGTTGTATTGTTATGCTATCGCTAGTAACCCATAACGTGCAGTAGCATACATCTTCTCTTAAACACACTGTCAATATCTTTGGAAGTTGTGTTTTAATATTCATTGACGACAACATATTTACAACTTTTCTATAATTGCCACCTGTACGATTTATGTTTGCCTTTCGTGGGTCTATCTTGTACGGCTCAACTATATAAGCCAAGTCAGATAATCCAACGAAGTATTGTATTATTCTTCTAAAGTGAGGGCTTGCGCCATATATATAGTTAATTGCTTGACGTAACTGTTTCTCATATCTATATGGATTCGATAAATATTTCTGTATATCATCTTTTGTATACAGATAAAAATTTGGAGATGTTCTATAGTTATTAAGGTCTCTCGTTATAAGTTTATTAAGTATGGCGAATCTGTTAGATATCCCAACATACCCAATAGCGTCGCCACCATTTCTGTTAATAGGCTTCTTGGCGACAACAGACGCTTTATCGGTTTTCTTAACAGTTCCAACCTTCTTGGCTATTTCTGCCATATCTCTTGTTCACCTTCTTTCCGTATGATGATGGCGGCTTTATAATGAACATATCGTTAGCTCCAACATTAAGGTTGTTGCGTTTAACTAACTTATTCTCTATTTGTGTAGCAACATAATAGTTATATGAGAGAGAAGAGTAGCGGTCTTTTCTCATACCAGACCTCTCATATATCTTTACTTTGCCGTTAGCTTCCTCATGCTGTAACTTCGTTAATTCATCAATAAGTAATGTAGTTTGAATATATGGCATTTGTATCTGAATCTTCTGTGCTGGATTAAGTGACTTATATCCCCTAATATCGTTAAGAAGTACATCTGCATCATATTCGGTTTCAAGCAATCTAATACGACTACTTCTAAATCCCTCACGCAATAAAAAAGCACAGTCCGAATTAAACTGTGCGCTTGCTTTAATAGCCCATATTACCTTTGGAGCACCTACTACAGTACATCTAGATGCCATCTCAGAATTATTACAACATGATAAAGCTGGATATACCTCACCTGTATCCAGGTCTAATATATCTCTAGCTAAACAGTCGTATACACCAAGTCCAAGACCAGATGTATCCAACACTATGTAGTCGCAGTTGTATTCATCAAATAATTTACGGATAATCAACGCTTGGTCATCCGTTCTCATCCCCTCATACGAATCTGCGTAAACAATATTACTTATATATCTACCGCCACGAGTCCTAGATAATTGATTGATGAAAATAGCAGTCGCATCGTTATTGTGTTTCTTGCTGGACATCAATGCTATATCAGCTGATAATATTCTAACCTCACCCGGCTGCTTGAGCGGTATCTTTATATGTGACGAATTACCAAGAATAGATGCTAGTCTATTTGGTAACATTGGATATTTAATCCTTCTATTTTTAGATATCGAAGCGAAATCAAAGAACGCATTCTCATCAGAGCCATAAAATAAAGCTTCCATTTCCATAGAAAACTTTATATCGCTGAAATCTGATTCAGACATTTCATCAGCGACTGCATCCTGATCTAGCAATCCTTCCTTTATAGATAATTGATATGGAAAGCTACATACAAATTGATGTCTTCTTGGATCACACATCGCAGCAAATGTATCTAAACATTTGGTGAAAGACCAATGATCTTTCCAGTACGCGCTCGAAAGGTAGAGCGTTAAGTTCTTTTCTTTTGCATATTCTGCATCTGCCTGAGCCGGAGTAAGCTGTCTATATCTAGGCATACGCCTCTGCGTTAAGAACTTTCTAAGTACGTCGTCAATGATTGGCTTTGGTACTAACCTATACTCGTCAATTAGCAAAACATTACTTCTGTTTCCTCTACTGCTATCTGATGCAGTTACTACTTTGATAGCGCTCGTATTATGAAACAGGATATATGAGTTAGTCCCGTTCATTTTTGTTTCTTTTATTTCGTTCGATAACTCTACTGAGTTAGGCATCAATTCTAGGATAATCTTTTCTAGAACATTATTTGCCTGACCTCTTGTACCAGATACAACACACACCTTAGTACCTGGGTATAATATACATCTAATAACACAATATACTGCACTTATGAATGACTTACCCTGTCCACGAGCAGCTATCCATACAAATACTGTACTCCAGAACATCATGACTAGTATGATTCTCTGGAACAGTCTTAACTTTAAATGTAGATAATCCTCTGCAAATTTATCTGGATTCTTTCTATAAAATGAAACCCATAGAGCTGCACCCTCTAATACCTTTTGGTATCTTTCAGATGAAGTGCCTTTATGTGTAGCCATCATCGTAACCATCATCACCATCGTCAGCAATGCTATCAAACATATCTAACATTGCATCCTCTTCATCTCCATCGTATTCAGGTTTATCTACTGTGTATTTAGCTATTGCTTCTTCATATAGTCGTGTATATTTATTATCCTTAGTTCCAACCATTTTGCATAAGTGACCCATCCAAGTAAATATATACTTGAGTATCGGACTGTCATCGTATACATCAGGGATTGGTCTCTCGTTCTCATATCTATAAGCCCACACTCCCATTGGAGTATTTTGTATAGAAGTATCTAGGTCATCCTTTTTCTGCACTGGTTTCAAGTTGGCACTACCCAATAAAGTATTGAGTGCTGTTATACTTTTTTCTACAGAACGACCTGCAGACCTATCTCTATTAATATCAAGTTCAAGAGAACATATTTGTCTGATGATTGCCTCTGTTCCTATATCCAACTCAGTGCCTTTCGGAAACTTTGACATCCAATATCTTCTTCTTTGTTCCAGTTCTCTGTACATGGTAGGTGTGTACCCAGACCCCCAGAACGCCATAATTTCATCCGTTATCGGTTCAGGTTCTGACTCAGAAGATTGTTCAGTATCGCTTACATATAGTTTCGTTGTGTCATCTGCGAAACTCCATAGTCTACCTTCCGCCTCTAACGTGTCGTCATAAGACTTACCAAAATATGTCTTCTTCGCTATGCATTGAATATACTGACTCATTACAGAACGTAATGTAGCTTTACTTGCGATAGAGTCATATATTTTGTTATCCCAATATAGGTCTAACTTTCTACAAGTTTGCCTTACAGCTAATCTTGAATCATTACATTGTTCCAAATATCCTTCGAATATTCTCTCTACGCAAGCCTTACACACTGATAGA